CCGACCAGCCAAGCCTAACCAATGTCGCTACGGATGACAGCATCCTTATTGCCGATGCAAGCTTGACGGCTGGCGATGCACCCAGGCAGACGACTGTATCCAATTTATTTGATGATGCTCTTACCGGCGGAACTTATACAAATCTAAACCTTACCGGAGCGTTGACTTTCGGTACGGCCACAGGAAATCGCACTGTTTCAACAAGCGCAACGATTACCACAGGAACAATTCCCAATCTTACCTCAAGCACTGCAAGCATTACGATTGGAACGATTCCAACGCTTACGGCTGGAACGACTACATCTACGGCTGCAAGCATTACAAATGGAACGATCCAGACGCTTACTTCAAGCACGGCTACTATTACCGGTGGAACTTTTAGCGGATCTATCAATAGCACTGCTGGAACAATTGGGAATCTTTCAACAACTCTTGCTGGTGATTTAACAATTAGCCAAGGTACTGCGACCCTTGCAACAAGCGGTGTTACGTCTGGAACATACGGAGGTTCTTCATCCATTCCGACAATTGTTGTTGACGCCAAGGGGAGGGTAACTACTGCAAGTACATCCGCTATTTCAAGCGGAGGACTTACCGGATTTAGGAATCGAATCATCAATGGTGATATGCGGATTGATCAAAGGAATGGTGGTGCGAGTCAAACTTTTACCGCTGCTGCTGCCTTGGCCTATTCGATAGATCGTTTTTACGGATACTGCACTGGTGCTAATGTAACTGGTCAGCGTGTGTCGGGAACTGCACCAAACGAGTTTGCTTATCGTTTTACTGGCGCGGCATCTGTTACAGCGATTGGTTTCGGAACAAGGCTTGAGGCAACCAATACGATTGATCTTGCTGGATCAACAGCCACTCTATCTGTCCAACTTGCCAATAGCTTATTAAGCACAGTTACATGGACTGCGTTTTATGCCAATACAGCAGATGCTTTCGGAACACTGGCAAGCCCAACCCGCACTCAGATTGCTACTGGAACATTTACTGTTACATCCACGCTGACCACCTACAGCGCACAAATCTCAGTTCCTTCAGCCGCCACAACTGGAATCGAAATCGTATTTACAGTTGGAGCGCAAACCAGCGGAACTTGGACGATTGACAACGTCCAACTCGAAGCAGGCTCAACCGCAACCAATTTTGAGCGCAGGCCGATTGGGACTGAGTTGGCGTTGTGTCAGAGGTATTATGAAGTTGGCGGCGGTGCAAGCAATTCAATATGGTCTGGTTATTGCGTAAATGGGAATCCATATTATTATGGAACTAGATTTATAGTAACAAAAAGAGTAACTCCAACAGTATACAATATAACAAATATTGCAGCAGTTAGCTTCCCATCCACGGCATCAGTTGTCGGTGGGCTTACATCCGATGGATTTCAATTATCAAGAACTGCAAATGCAACAAGCAATAGCGGATATTTTCTTGATTCATGGAATGCTTCATCTGAATTGTAAATATGTATAAAATAATCAAAAATATGTTTGGTGAGGAATTTGCTGTTTTGAAGCAGGATGACAAAAAATATATTCCATTCGATGCATCTAACACCGACTATCAGATTTATTTGAAATGGTTGGCCGAAGGAAATACTCCGCTACCTGCGGATGGTTCGGTCGAAGGTTAAATGACCCTATCTGAAATAGCCCAATACGCAGGTGAAAAAGTCGGCAAGACCGACTCCGACACTTTGGTATTTTTACAAAAAGCCGCAAGCTTGGCTTACCGGCGGGTATGGAACTTTGCGCCATGGCGCGAGACTGTAACCAGCTCAACCTACTCGGTTGGAACCAACCGTACAATTACACTTGGTTCCAATGTGGAGACTCCGTTGTCTGTTTCCTACGACAAGTCCGAAGTAGACCCAATTGATTTGGCAACCATTATCAGCCAGGATGCGGATTTGCTTGAGGAAACAAGAACTGGAACACCGGTGCTTTATCACTTTACTGGTCGCAATACCAGCGGAATTGCCCAGCTTGATCTTTATCCAAGGCTCGCTACGGCTGGAACAGAAACTTTGCGAGTTGTGGAAAAACTGAAATGCCTAACCCGCACTAACATTGTGGTTGATTTTCCTCCGGCCACCACCGCCCTGGATGACGAGCTTCGCTTGCCACACGTCCACCAGGTAGTGCTTGCCTTAACCCACGCCGATGCCCTAGAGCGCGAGCGTCAATACGCCAAAGCGCAAACTGTGGTGCAGACAGCCAATGCAGACCTTGCAGCCATGGCTAACTACGAACTCAGCCAGGTTGGTGGGGTGAAACAAATTACTCCTGTAAGCCTTGGCGATTTGATGACCGAAGAAATTACGGCTGCTTAAAACAAGGAGTCTAGGTGCCTTACTACTCCGATAATCTGGACGATCTGCTTGCCTTTGATGGCATCCGCAGTTTTGCGGGTGGTCAGGCCAGCGGTCTGCAATCCGATTTATTGGCTGAGAACCAAGTTCGTGAATTGTCGAACATGACGTTATCCCCAAGGGGAAGTCTTGAGACAAGGCGCGGCGTAAGCAGTTTTTGCACAACTGCAACCAGCGCGGAGGGTTCGGTTGGTGGCATGAGGTATTATGACACAGCCGCGACTGAACGACTTGTCACTGTAACGCAAGGTCGTGTTTATACGATTGATTCAACCGGATCTGCTGATATTCATCCGGCAGACGAAACATGGTCACAGGTCAATAGAACTTGGGGATCTGAAGCACAGAATTGGGCTGATGGATTTTCAACCGCAACAGATGCTCCAGTAAAAATGGCTCAGTTTAACGACAAGATGTACATGGCCGATGGCGATGGCGATCTTTATTATTACGATGGGAATATTGTTACCAGGCAGGCTGGTAAGGTTAGAGCCATCACGGTGACAACGGCTGGCTCTGGATACACCACCGCAACGGCTATTGTCACAGGACCGCAGTGGGGCGGCACATATCCTCAGTTAATCACCACCGTTGCAGGTGGTGCAGTAACCGGAGTGACCGTTGTCGATGGAGGATCTGGGTATAGCTCCGCGCCAACCGTTACAATCATTGGTGATGGCTCTGGGGCAACCGCCACGGCAACCGTAAGCCCACCTCCAAGCAATCTTAAACTTTTAATCAATACTGGGAATAGGTTATTTGCAGTCGGATCTGGATCGCAAAGAAACACGCTTTACGCATCAGATATTCTGGATGCCTCGGTTTGGGATTCAGCCAATAGCGCGGTTATCAACGGGGATGACGGCGATGAGATTGTGGCCATCGTTGCATACTACCAGAACCGAATCATCGTTTTCAAGAAGCGGCGCATATTCCAAGTAACAATACCTCCGGACATGACCACGGCTGCGGATTGGACGATTGAGCTTATATCAAACAATATTGGATGCGTGGCCGAAGCTACGGCTGTGCAGGTTAACTCCGACATCTTCTTCCTGTCCGATGACGGCATTAGGTCGCTGATTCGGTCTGCGGCTGACGACTTTACCTCGGTTGGATTGCCTATTTCAGAGGTTGTTAAGGATGTAATTCAATCCATCAACACCGCCAAGATTGGTGTATGCACCGCCCATTTCTATGATAACCGGTATCTGCTTGCGTTCCCAAGCGAAGCCAATGACGTTAATGACACCATCCTTGTTTACAATGCCGTACTACAGGCTTTTGAGGGAACCTGGACTCCAAATGTCATGCAGTTTGCGTTGACCAATTTTCAAGATGAAGGCGTAAGGTTGATGCTAAAAACAACCACTGGTCAAATCAACAAGTACAGCGGATATAAAACACCGGCACAGGCAACATCCGCAGACTACCAGGATGCAGGCGTTGATTATGAATCCTACGTCCGCACCAAAGACTTTAACTTTGGTGACCCGTTCTCCAACAAGTACGGAAGCCACTTTGAGGTTGTATTTGACGACTCCTTCTCAACGGACGCATCCGTATCAATTCAGCGCGATATTGATGTTGGCGATATTGATGTCCAGCCAAACCTAAACATCTCAAGCGCGGCTTTGACTCTGCCATTTACCCTTCCAGCAATCCTTCCAACCTCTGTAAAGAAAAGGCTTGCCAGCGACCTTCGGACATATGAGAAATGGAGATTGCTTAACATCAAAATCACCAGCGCGGCCAATAAGATGGCTATCCGCCAAATCACGGCCGCGGCCAATCCTGACACCATTGAGGTGCAAAAGAGCCTATGACCCCTGCTGAGTTTGTCGAGGCATCCGGAGTGCCTGAGTCAAGATGGCCAAACTTTAGGCAATGGTTTGGATGGTATGAAAAGAATAATTTGGTTGGAGTGGTTAAAGATGGTGATGAAGTGGTTGGCGTGGCTGTTGCCAGGGCATTGAATGGTTCAGAAGAGCCTGTGCATTATGTACATAGGCCAGATGGAGATACTGCATTCGTGGACTTGACTGTGACATGTATTGATGGTAAACCTAATGCCCGTAGCCATTTGGCTATGAAACGCCTGCTGTCTATCCTTTGGGATGAACTTGGCCCCCGCAGGAGCCTAATATTCAACCGTAACGGAGTTAGAAAACAATACGATTATATGAAGTTTATGCGAAAGGCTATGGCTTAACATGGGCGGCAGACCTTCAATTCCAGCACCTCCTCCGCCTCCCGATCCGGCGGCTGTGGCACAAGCCAATGCAGCGGCTTACAGGGAAAATGTTCAGACCTATATTGACAAGGCACCCGAAATGGCTGCGCTTGAAAACAAACTTCGTATCCAGTACATGCCCCAACAGCGTTCCCTAGAACGCCAGCTTTCGGCTCTTGACCAGCAGGCAGCGGCTTTATCCAGCCTGCAAATGGAGCGTCAATACGGACCACAGCGCACGCTTGAGGGATTGCGTAGGTCTTATGAGTACAGCCCCCAGGCGTATGCCTTGAATCGAGGACTTGGCCAGCAGATGACACAGCAATTCGCTCGTCTTTATGGAACCTCGCCCTACGGCGCGGTTGAACCCAATGTTGCCTTTGCTCCTCGCGCCATGCCTCCCCAAGACATTTATGGAACGATTGGAACAAGCATCTCCAATCCTCCTTTACAGGCTTAAATTATGGCAACAGGACCGCAAGGATTACCCCAGAAATATGATGTGGATGCTGATGGCAATATCGTTACAGTCAATCCTCCTGCATATAATGGTGGTCAGGGAATGCGTAGTGTTGGATATAGGGCAAGACAGGATGAGACCGATGCCTACAACAATGCCAAATACAAAAACCTTGGCGATGCCACAAATGCAGCGCAAAAAATATTGTCCCAAAAATCCGAAAGCTCAATTCGAGCTGATTACGATAAAAGACTTGCCGATATCACAAGTCAAGAAGGGATAAGAAATACGCTTGCACAGCAGATTGCAGCACTTGCAGGAAGCAGACGACAGGAGCAAAATTTAGATCAATTCAATATGGCACAATCACCATCACTTATGGCTTTTGGCGCGGATCGAAATTTCGGAACATCCGATCTTGCCAATAAGCTTAATTTTCAAGTTTCAGACGAACAAATCCTAAACGATTACAACACCAGCAAACTTGGTAGTCTTAATTCTGTGGTTGATCGTGGCAATGCCCAGATTGCCGGAATCCAAGAACGTCTTAATGCCGCGCAGACATTGCTTGACCAGCTTCCTTCCGGTGATCCTCGCCGCGAGTCAAGCCAGGTTTATGTCAACCAATTAAAGTCTGACCTGACTAGCGTTCAGAGCGCGGTCACGGATGCGACAAATCAGATCAAGGATTTTAAACCCATTACCGCAGGGTCGCCCGAAGCCGCCAGTCAGATCACTTCTTTTCGCGAGTATCTACAGCTACCGGAAGAGCGTGCTACACAGCAGTTGCGCCAGATTGATCCAGAGTCCTACAAGACTGCGGTTGGCCTTGGTCGTCAATATCGCCAGATGGCAACTCAGCCTCTTGGCGCGACCACAACGCCACAGACTGAACAGCTTCGCAATACCATCGAACAGGAGGCATTAAACCAGCTTCGCCTTGGATCTACCCTGGGCGCCGAAGAACGTCGTGGATACGAACAGGCTATCCGTGGCGCACAGACTGCTCGCGGAAACATTTTTGGCCTTGGACCGGCAGTGCAGGAAGCGGCACAGATTGGTGCAGCCGGCGAACAACGCAAGCTTGCGCGTTATGGGGCTGCCCAGCAGTTCCTTGGTTCCGGAGAGACAACCGGAGCGCAAGCCGCAAGGGATCTTGCATTGCGCGATACACTGCAACAGGCACGTCTTGGCGCCGCTGCGAACTTTATTGGTGGCGGACCTTCGCTCTACAACCTCGGCCAAGCACGCACTGGCGCACAGCAGGCAGCGTTCCAGAACTATATCCAAGCAAATCAAGCATTGCCTGGTCAGTTTGGTCAGGCTCCCAGCACGGCACAGCCGTTTTATCAGGCAACTCAACCAGGCACTCCAACTGATCTTACGCAGACATTTGCCAATCTTTATGGGTCTGTGGCAAATTATCAGGCAAAAACATATGGAGATTATGTTGGGGCGCAGGCATCAACATACCAAAGCCCAGCCCAGACATTTGGAAACATTGCTGGTGGCCTTGCCAACTTGATTAGGATATAAGGAGATATATGGCAGTATTCGACATTCCGGCAATGATGGAAATGAACAAGCAAGATGAATTGCAGAAACTTGCAATTCAAAAAGCGCAAAGAGAACAGCAAATGGCTGACCAACCTGATGTTGATTTTACTTTTGAAAAAGGCGGATTAAAGGTAAAAGGCAAGCTAAAAGATCTTCCAAAGCTAAGCCAAGATCCATCATTTGCTCCGATTTTATCTGGAATCAATACAACGATTTCAAATCAACAATCATTGGACAACGAAGAAATACAGGCGCAAAGAGAAGCAATCAACGAAAGATTGCGAAAAATTTCATCCGACAAATTAAAGCAAGAGCTTGAAATTGCAAAAGGAGACACGCGAACTGGCGCAATGGAACTTGGACTTGGGCTTGTTGGGATGAAGAAAAGAACAAATGTAATGAAGGAGCTTGAGGCAGAACGTGGAGTCCTACAGGGCAGGTTGGCCGAGCTTGGATTTAACAAACAAACCGGACAAATGGATCAAATGCAACAAGAACAAGCCCCGCTTCCGCAAGCCGAACAACCAGCTAAGCCAGTGCAACCAGCACAACCTGCAACAAAAAATTTTAATAGTCTGCAAGAAGCCCGCGCTGCTGGTGTTAAGCCAGGAGAATTAATCTACATAAACGGCAAGCCAGGAAGACTGCAAGCGAGGCAGTAAGCAATGGCCAAAGAGCCAGAGCTTGAGTTCGTTCCAGAACGCGAACAAGATTTAGAGTTTGTTCCATTATCTAATCAGGATGCTGGAAATTTAACCAAAGCAGATTATCTTTCTGCGGGCGGAAAACCAGAAGACGTTATCTCGCCAGAACGCCAAGCAGTTCTTCAGCAAGAAACACAACGCCAATTACAGGCAGGAGCAACTCCACAACAGGCATCTATTGCGGCAGGAAGTGCAGTGGATGCCATGGGCGTAATCCGCAGGCCGGATGGAACAATAGCTGAAGGATATAAACCAACAGCGCAGGCATTGGCTGAAGGCATTATTGAGCAGGCCGCAATTCCAGCAGTGAAGGAAGCGCAAAGGCTTGGAATTGAAACCATATCGTCTGGAACTGATAAGACTACTGGAGTTGGGTTTGCGATTGGAAGGAATCGAGATGGAAAGGTAGTGCGCTTTGAAGCTGACAAAGATGGAAATGTAGACTCCTTTGAGCTTGAGCCTAAAGAGCCTAGCATGCTTGGAGCAATAGGCAGAACTGTTTTAAGCCAAGTATTACCATCAACAACTGGTGCGATTGCGGCAGAAACAGCCGCAGCATTGCCATTGCCAGGAGGACTTCCAGCGAGAATAGTTGCCGGAGGACTTGCCGGTATTGGGGGATATGTTGCCGGCCAAAAGGCTCAAGAAGCCGCAGGGAAAGCATTGCTTGGACCAGAGCGTATGGCACGCATCAGCGAGGTATTGCAACGTGATGTTGAAAAGTATCCGATCACAACTGCGGCAGCATCGCTACTTACACCTACTCTTGGTGGGGTTGCTGGATTGGCAAAAGGAGCAGTGGGTGCCTTGGCTCCAAAAGCAGAGGCTGCTGTCGGAGCCGCCGCACCCGCAATTGAAAAAGCTGTTACGGAAGAAGTTGCTCCAGCTATCGAGAAAACAGTCGCACCTAAAGTTTCTGGGAAAATTGAGATTCCGACACCAGAAGCTGGTATGGGAATAAGGCAGGCAGGAAAGAAAATGGTTGAAGATCCATTTCTTGATTTTGGAATGAGGGAGCAGCTTGCAAAAAGTCCAGATATTCAATATGAAAAGTTTGGACGAAAAGCATTACAGGATGCGCTTGTTGGTGAGTCAGATGATGTTGTTAGGAACTTGGCTGACAATGGATCTGCCGCACAAAAGGTTGTTGCCAACGCAGAGTTGATAAACAGGGCGTCAAAAACCGGAGATGTCCAGCAACTTCTTGAGCTTGCGAAGACCAGAGTTAAATCACCAACGGAAGCAGCCCAGGTTGTGGAGGCAATGAAATCATTATCTTCTGCAACTCCTTCTGGGTATTTGGCATCACTAAGCGTAATGCTTGAAAAAAATGGAAGGATGCTTACTCCTGAGCTTCTGAAGAAATCTAGGAATTTATTCAATCTTCAATCAAGGACTCGCGCGACATACGAAAATTTTGCCCAAGTTGCCAATAAAACACTTAGCGATGTTGACATCCAGAAAGCTATCGCAGCAGAAAAGAGATTTATTGAAAGTTCATTTAGATTACAAAATTTTGAATCAAGGCTAGTGCCAAAGAAATTCTTTGCAGAAACACTTCCAACAGTCGTACAGGGAAATCTTCTTGCTCCATTGTCTCTTGTGACAAATTTATGGAGCAATGCAGTAAGCGCATTGCCAAGAGCCATTGGAAGGCAGGGAGCGTTTATAAGCCAAGAATTAACCAGGGCATTTCAACAATCAGTTGGACAGATGTTTGGAATGAAAGTTGGCGAGCGCACAATATCATCACCAGTATCATTAAATGGAATAAGAAGAGTTAATGAAACAGTTAAAGCATTTGTTCGTGGAGGTGGCGAGGGAATAAAAGGACTTAGGACAGGAATCAGTCCAGAGGGGCTATTGTCTGGAGAGAAAATAAGAGGATTCCAGCCGATTCAGGCATTTAATCAATTCTGGACAGGATCAGGATTGGCAAAGCCTGTTCTTAATGGATGGCGCGGATTAGGTCAGACTGCTCTAGATAAGGCAAGATTGGCAGCAGAGGCCGCGCTGGGCGCGCCTCCAGAAACAATGCTTCGATTGCTTCAGCTTGGGGATACTCCATTTAGGCGTATGGCGCAGGCAAGATTACTTGCTGAATCGGCACAGCTTGCTGGTAAAGAAGGGAAGGCAATATCGGTTGCGGCAAGACTGCCATCAAAAACAGAACTTTCCAAGATAGAAAAAGAGGCAGCAGAAGCAGTGTTCCAGCAGGATACGCCTTTGTCTAGGGCGGCCTTGAGCGTCTCCAATATGTTCGGATTAGGCAATAAAATAGGTGTTGCCAGAACTCTTGCCAAAACAATCATTCCGTACGCCAAAACTCCAGCAAACGTAATTGACGAGATGCTTGATTATTCATTGCCAGGATATGCTCTTGTAACAAAAGGGATACCGGCTATGAAGGCCGGAGATAGTCGTGGCGCACACATGGCCATAGGAAAAACTCTTACAAGCCTTACAATCGGAGCCGTTGCAAAAAAGCTTTCTGATGCAGGAATTATCGGCGAATCAGCAGAAAGAACCGAGAAGGCTAGGGATATACAATATAAAACACTTCCACCAAGAACCATCAACATTAGTGCGCTTAATAGGATGATGGATGGCGAATCAACCGAGTTGCAACCAGGGGATCATGTAATGAACCTGGAAAAGATGGGAATTGTTGGCGGCATGCTGGCCACATGGAATGAGGCAAGCAAAGCAACTGATGGTGGTGATTTTGTAAGCCCGGAATTTCTTACTGCACTGATTCCAGAGACACTGTCTTTTGCCATGAATCAGAGCTTTCTTAAGGGAACAAATAGCCTATTGTCAGCAATGCTTGATGGGCAGGGCGATAAGATGGATAACTGGATTTCAAATTACTTTGGAACAATATCATCTATTGCATTCCCCAATACATTGGGCGCATTATCTCGCACAATGCGAGATACGCTTCCAGACAAGATACAAATAAAAGACATCGAGGGAGAAGGAGTTGAAAGAACGCTCAATTTGTTTGGAGAAGTGCTAAAGAGAAAGTTGCCTGGAGCCGACGAGGATTTGCCAAGAAGGATTGATGTATGGGGCAGAGAAATTCCTCAGACACCAGAAGGCGCAGATCCGATTGCCTATAACTTTTTTGATTTCTCAAAAGGTAGAGAAGCTACTTATGATCCAGTCACAATAAGCATTTACAAGTTATTTAAGGACACAGAAGATGGTGATGTTATTCCGCCAAAACCGTCAAGAACATTTAATATTGATAATGTGAAATACAGACTTTCTCCGGAGTTATATGAAAAGTATTCAAAGGTTCGTGGAAGAGCGAATAGGGCTGCGGCAGAATCATTGTTAAACAGCGGTCAATTCAAGAGACTGCGTAAAGAGGACAAAGTTCGTGTTCTAAGAAGCGCATACGCCCAGGTCGGGGATAGCGCAAGGTCTGAGTTCATGTCTCAAAATATGGACAAAATTAAACGTGGAGAAAAGCAATGAATTTTGCCATGAATCCGTCTAGAGATGTGACACTCAGAAATGACATGATTTCGCGGGATTTGACCGGATATTCCTATGAGCCTATTCCGGAGGAAATAAGAAAAACAATACCAGTAGAAAAGGCCAAAGAGTATACTCAACCCCAGCAGGCACCCAAAGCAGTTGAATACGATTTTATAGAGGAGAAAGAACCCATGAAACAAGAACAAGATCCGTTATCGATTGCAGCCTTAAAGACGATTGATTGGGAGGCAAGAAAAGACAAGCAAGGAAATGTCCAGGTATATAAATTGCCCACTGGTGATATGGGTGGTAGTTTTGAAGTGGCCGGTATTAACGACAAATATCATCCAGATGCCTTCAAAAGAATCGCGTCGCTACCAGCGCAAGAAAGAGCGCAAGCTGCTGCACAATATGTCAAAGAATACACAAGCCCATTCGTCAATAAATTGCCAGAGCCAATCAGGCCATTTGCGCAGGATCTCGCGTTTAATCGCGGGATGGGCGGTGCAACGAAATATATCCAACAAGGACTAAATGCGCTTGGGCAGAAGGTTGTTGTGGATGGCGGGCTTGGCCCAAAAACACTTGCAGCCATAAATCAAGTTGATCCGCGCGCATTGATGCGTGCGGCAAGTCAAGCCCAGCTTAATGATGAATACAAGATGGCGCAGGCCAATCCAGCAAGAAAGAAGTTTATTGGCGGGCTTGAAAACAGAATAAGAAACAGGCTTGCGTCATTCGGAGTCTGAATCATCTGAATCAAGAACAGTTGATCCTGTGCTTACTTTATTCCCGCCAGACCACAAATAAGTTTTTTGGCATTTAACAACAGCCCTAGACGATGAAAGGAATGTTGAGCCTGTATCAACAACCGGATCTTCGGTATCAGACAAATATGTATTTCCAACTTTTCTGTAAAAACCATGTGGCGTAAAATAATTGTCTCCAACTTTGCGTATGCACCCCTCGGAACTGAGGGCATTATCTTTGTCTGTAATAATCCATGTTCCGCGCTTATTGTAAACGCCACCAATAAAATCTTGAAGATTGCCATCCTCCGCCATTACCTGTGCCACCAGCACAGCCATTGCAATTAGTATTCTTTTCATGTAACAACCTTGCGTGCTCAAACAAGCCATGTCAATAAATAAATTATCCAACCGCCAGATAGGGGCCGTCGGCGTGTCCAGGGTTGCCGGAGTATTGTTTCGCAACGGATACAGTGTGCTTACCCCGATGGAAGACTTCGCAGGATATGACTTGGTGGCCGAAAAAGGTGGTAAATTCCATCGCATCCAGGTAAAGACAAGCGCAAAACAAGATCCTACGAGAAACAGATATGGATTTATGACCTCAGTCGGGAACGAGTCAAAACTTGTTTACAGCAAATCAAAAGTTGATTATATTATCTGCTGGGCTATGGATGCAGACTTGTTTTGGATATTTAAGCCAAATAAATGCAAGTCAAAAAACAAAAAATGCCACATAAAAACAGGGGCTTCATGGCGAATCATAAGCGATCTGTAAACGAGTCAATCAAAGCATGGAGAATCTTTGAGGATGCGCTCAAGGATCTTGATTCATTTGAGGCTTGCGCCAAATGGGTGATTGACCACCCAGAAATCTGCAAGAAGCTATCCGGTCCAGGGCTTATGGCCGTGATGAGAGAAGACCTAAAAAAGAAGCTTGACTGATATTTGACACCGCCCCTAGCGTGGGGCATGGCAATCAATTCTAGGCGTAAGGGTGCAGCAGGCGAGCGTGAGCTTGCAAGTTATTTAAGGGAACAAGGCTGGCAGAAGGCCAGGCGCACTTGCCAGTACGCTGGCAATCCAGAGGGCGGTAGCGGGGATGTGGTTTGCGACAACTTCCCTTTCCATATCGAGGGCAAGCGGTGCCAGCAGATTAAGCCAGAACAGTGGATGGCACAAGCCAAGAAGGATTGTCCGGCCGACAAAATTCCATCCGTATTCTTTCGGCGCAACGGCGAGAAGAAGTGGTTAGTCA